GTGCCATTACCGTTCCCGTTTGACTTCAAGAACCCGGATTACACTCAGATTTTTGAGTGGAGAATGGAGCGACTACAACGCATACGTCAACAGCCTGACATGCTGCCAGCCATGCGGACGTTTTACCGCAACAACCCCGCTCAGTTCATTATTGATTGGGGTATGACCACCGACCCGCGCAACCTTGATTACGGGCTACCTGTCACCATCCCATTCCTTTTATTTCCCAAACAGGAAGAGTGGATCCACTGGATTATGGACAGGCGGGAACGGATGGAAAACGGCATCACTGAGAAAAGCCGTGAAATGGGCCTGAGCTGGACAGCGGTCGGCATGGCCAGCGCGTTATGCCTGTTCAATAAAGAAATGGTGATCGGCTTCGGCTCACGCAAAGAAGAATACGTAGACAGCACCGGCGACCCGAAAGCGCTGTTCTGGAAAACGCGGAAATTTATTGAAACTTTACCGCCTGAATTTCGCGGTTCGTGGAATGACAAGAAACACGCCCCTTATATGCGAATTGAGTTCCCTGATAGTGGCTCAATCATCAAAGGCGAGGCGGGGGATAATATCGGGCGCGGTGACCGTACCACGCTTTATCTTGTTGATGAATCCGCGTTCCTACTGCGGCCGCTATTGATAGACGCGGCGCTGTCACAAACTACCCGATGCCGCATTGATCTCTCGTCAGTAAACGGCATGAACAACCCCTTTGCACAAAAACGGCACGGCGGGAAAATACCAGTATTCACCTTCCACTGGCGCAGTGACCCACGCAAGGATCAGGCGTGGTACGACAAAGAAGTCGAGAAAATAGATAACCCAGTCATCGTGGCGCAGGAATTAGACCTCAACTACAACGCCGCCGCTGAGGGTATTCTAATCCCGTCTGAATGGGTTCAGGCCGCTATCGGTGCGCATAAAAAACTGGGTATCACGCCCTCGGGCGCACGTATTGGCGCATTGGATGTGGCGGATGAAGGGATTGACCTTAACGCGTTCTCCAGCCGAACCGGTATTTTGCTTGACCGCCTGAAAGCCTGGTCAGGGAAAGGCTCTGATATTTACGCCACCACACAGGACGCCATTGCCCTGAGTGATGAGAATGACTGTAGCTATCTGCTCTATGACGCGGACGGCCTGGGCGCAGGTTGCCGGGGTGATGGGCGGGTTATCAATGAGTCGCGGCAGAAAGCAGGGCAACGGCAAGTAGAGCTAAAACCCTTTCGGGGCAGTGGCGAGGTTATTTACCCGGATAAGCCTGTTTTCAAATCTGATGGCAAAAAAGATGCACGAACCAATAAAGACTACTTCGCAAATCGTAAGGCGCAGGGGTGGTGGGCGTTGCGTATGAGATTCCAAGAGTCTTACCGCGCTGTGGTCAAAGGTATGCCATTTGATCCGGACGAGATAATCAGTATTGACGAAAACTTGCCGGAAAAAGAAAAGCTAATTGCAGAATTGAGCCAGCCAACTTACACAATTAACGGGGCGGGGAAAATCATTGTCGATAAAGCGCCATCCGGCACTCGCTCACCCAACCACGCCGACACTGTGATGATTTGTTTTGCACCTGAAAAAATCCGGCGTAGCACTTTTGGGTAGTTCGTTTTTTGCTCCATTTAACATAATGACTCTTAAGCGAACTTGTATTCAAAATGCTAAATATTGCTTTCGATACGTTGCGGCATTGTGTGACGTGTCACGGCGCAAACAACGCATAAACTCGGCGCAATCAGTGAACTAATAGCAAGTACTTTACTTTAACAATCAATCAAATCGTTTGAACGAGAGCCGGGGTTTTTATCCTCGGCTTTTTTGTTTGTGCGATTTGTGGCGCTTGAAGCGAGATCAATGATGGGATGGTTTAAACGTAAGAAAAAAGAGGAACAACAAAAGCCAGAGCGAGTGCGTGAAGGGTTCTTTAGTACTCATCGCGAGTCAGACGATAGCGCGACGGCAACCGAGGCGCTACAGGGGAAGATAAGCCATATTGCCAGCACTCAGCCGGTGGCCAAGATAGTTGGCACGATGGACAGCACGGACGGCGGCAGGGCGTTACAGTCCACTCACGTAAGCGGCGGCGGTACGGTCAGTGACAGCCTGTTTATGTGGTATGCGAACAGTAATTTTATCGGCCACACGATGTGCGCCATCATTGCGCAACATTGGCTGATTTATAAAGCTTGCGCCATGCCGGGCCGTGATGCGATTAGGCAGGGCTATACGATTCAGGGTGAGGGCGGCGAAGAGTTAGATCCTGAGGCGCTAAAGCTACTAAAGCGCTACGACAAAAAAATGAATATCAATAAACAGATGCGCGATTTCGTCACCTTCGGCCGTATCTTCGGGGTTCGTGTCGCCCTGTTTCGCGTTGAGAGTGACGACGACGAATATTATCAAAACCCGTTTAACGAAGATGGCGTAACGGAGAATAGCTACAAGGGCGTGGTACAGATTGACCCTCAGTGGTGTACGCCTGATTTAGACGCAGAAGGATTAACAGATCCGACATCACCCAATTTTTACAATCCAACGCATTGGCTGATTAACGGCAAGCGATATCATCGCTCGCACTTGATGATATTTATCCCTAACCCCGTCGCCAATATCTTGAAGCCAGGCTACCTGTTCGGCGGTGTGCCGGTGCCGCAGAAAATCATGGAGCGCGTCTACGCCTCAGAACGTACAGCTAACGAAGCTCCACAACTGGCACTTAGCAAGCGAACCACGATATTTAAAACTGATGCAGCCAAAGCATTATCAAACGAAAGTGCGTTCAATCAGAACATGGCCACCTGGATTAAATACCGCGACAATTACGGCGTGAAAATTGTTGATAACGAAGAAGATAGCTTAGAGCAGTTTGATACTTCACTTGCCGACTTTGACGCGCTGATCATGACGCAGTATCAGCTTGTCGCGGCAGGTGCTGATGTCCCGGCGACCAAGCTACTCGAAACCCAGCCTAAAGGGTGGGCTAGCTCGGGCGAGTACGAAGAGGCCAGCTATCGAGAGGGACTGGAAAGCCTACAGACCCACGACTTAACCCCGCTACTGGAGCGACATCACTTACTACTGATGCGCTCACACGTTGCGCCTGAACTCAATATTAAGCCTGTTGAAACTTGTGTTAATTGGGAGTCGCTCGACTCACCGACCGCCAAAGAATACGCAGAGATTAACGAAATCAACAGCCGTGCAGATTTGAACCTAGTGAATTCCGGCGCGCTCGATCAATACGATGTCCGCGACCGGCTCATAGCCGATAAAAACAGCGGGTATAGCGGTATAGCGCCAGCAGAGCCACCGACAGAGGGGGATCTACCGACACCGACAGAGGGAGGGGGTAATGGCGAAAACACCGAAAAAAATGGCGAGACGCCAACCGCCTAAGCCCAAGGACGGCATTCTACGTGGCGCAACACTGTTTATGTCAGTCAGTGCAGGGAGCGAATACCAGCACACTGTTACCCGCACCTTCGATCTACTCCGCGTTGAATCTGAATCAGAAATAAAACGCCTGTTTGAACAATCAGATTCGCCAGTCCTCGACGGTGCGACGCTGGACGGCAGTCTCGCTAACAGTGCTGCGAAATTGCTGCACCGGCTACGGAGGCGATTTAATAGCGTCTTTAATGACATGACAGATAAAGCGACGGCCCGAATGCTGGAACGGGTTTCCGGTAATGCGGGCAGTGACGTTAAACGCAGCTTAGAGGAAATCGGGGAGGGGGTATCAATCAAAGTAAATATGTTATCGCCAACAGTGAAAGAAACAATTCAAGCGAAAGGGTATGAAGCATCCAACCTGATCAAACGTGTACCAAGTGAATATCTGGACGACATCGGCGCGGAAGTGATGCGCTCAATATCTTCCGGTCGTGGACTACAGGATTTACAGCCCGCACTGGAAAAAAGAGGCGTCAAGGTGCGTAACTGGGCGAAAAACGTCGCGCTTGATCAAACCCGCAAAGTGTACGACGGCATTTCAACAGCGGCCATGAAATCCGCAGGCATTCGTAAATTTGAGTGGGTTCATAGCGGGGGCAGCAATGACCCACGCGAACACCATATGTTGCCATGGCCAGCAGGGCTAAATGGTGGGATTTTCGATATAGACGCCCCCCCTATTATTGACAAACGAACTGGCGAGCGCGGGACTCCTGGGCAGTTGCCTTATTGCCGATGTACCAAACGGCCAATAATTGATTTTGGTGATGACGATGAGTGAACGCTCAATTGATACAAACGGCTGGTTTGAATCCCCGAACAACCCCTTAAGCAAAGTCGGTATTTATGCCTACCTAGGCAAAAACATTCCCGGCGCAACTGACCCCGGCAAGATTTATTACGTATACCGCCCGGAGGATGAGCTATCAGATCCCGCGTGTATCGACTCGTTCAAATTGCTGCCGTGGACGGACGACCACCCGCCCGGCTTGTTGGGTGAAGAGGACGAAGGGTTAACACCCGCAGAAGAGAAAGGCGTACAGGGCGTGATCGGCGAGCGTGTCTATTACGAGGACGGCGTTCTGTACGGGAATATCAAAGTTTTTTCACAAACGATGGATGAGCTGATACGCAAAGGCAAAAAAGAATTGTCGTGCGGCTACCGCTCTAAATATGAATGGCAATCGGGTACGTACAACGGTGACCAATACGACGTTATCCAGCGGCAAATTAGAGGTAATCATTTGTCGCTGGTAGACGAGGGGCGCATGGGTTCAGAAGTCGCTGTACTCGACGCGTTTACACTTGACTCAAAGGATGTAATTCACATGACAGAAGAAGAAAAAAAAGCACTGGCCGCATTGCTGGCCATGTTACCTGCACTGCAAAAAATCGTTGATGCGGCGGGTACGGCAGACAACGAAGAAGAAACAAAAGACAGCGAAGAGGAGGAAGGCACTAAGGACAGTGAAGAGCCGGAAGAAGGTACCAAAGATAGCGAAGAAGAAGAAGGTACCGCAGACGAGGAGGATAAAGAGGGTACCGCCGACGAGGACGACAAAGACAAAGAGACCGCCGCCGCGCTGGATGCGATGGACAAAGAAATCAAAGCACTAAAACGGGATGGCTTCAAAAACGTGATGCGTGAAGTGTCGCGCCGTGATGCGTTGGCGCGTGATCTGTCTCGCCACGTTGGCACCTTTGACCATGCCGACATGACCACGAATGAAGTTGCAGCCTACGGTGTTAAAAAGCTAAAAATCACCCACGCGAAAGGGCAGGAACTCTCTTGCCTGTCGGGGTATTTGCAAGCAGCTAAAGTCGCGCCTGTGACGACCTACAGCGGCACCGGCCTAGACGCCATCGATAGCGGTAGCGCGATTTCTAAATACCTGACAGGGGATGAAAAATAATGAATTTTCAAAAAACGGTCCGCTTTGATCAAGCGTTCGGATTAGTCGGTGAAGTGTCATTTGACGGCCCACTCCGCGCCAAGCCGGGCGTACTTAACAGCGAAGACCCGGCTAATAACGTGTTTGGCCGTGCGTTTACTGTGCTGTCCGATGGCTCGATCACGGCAGGCGGTACCGGGGCATTCTGGGGCATTCTCGCGAATCCAAAAGCGCATATGTTCACAAGCCGAATTGGTGACGATGGCAATAACACGCTACCGAACGGCGTTAATGCTGAGTTTGCCGATATGGCGGTTATTAACGTTGAAGTATCAATGCCAACGACGGTGGGTAGTGACCTGTTTTACGTCATAGCTACCGGTGCGTTATTGGCCCTGCCGTCAGGTACCGCCGCGCCGGAGGGATATCTTGCAGTACCTAACGCCAAAGTAGCACGGCTCCCGCAGACTAGCGCCACGGGCGGTCTTATCGTCGCGCAACTGACCAATTAATAAAGGACGAAAAATGAAACAATCAGTTACTCACAGTTCACTTGCGCCGCGCAATGTCCGCCAGTTGTCGCTGACAGCCAAAGACATTACTGGCAACGCGCATTTAGAGCTGGGCCGCTTAGGGATTAATATCTCTCGCGGCGCCATTAGCAGCATGATTAGCGGTATGGGTTTGGACAGCAATGATACCGGACTAGCGCCTTCCCCGTTGCCGGGGCTGATGCCGGGCGGTTCGCCGACACCGATTCAATTTCTGCAAGCCTGGCTACCGGGCTTTGTGCGCATGATTACAGCCGCGCGCAAAATTGATGAGTTGATCGGCATTGCGACAGTCGGAGTATGGGAAGATGAAGAAATTGTACAGGGGATGCTGGAGCCTATCGGCAGCGCGGCTATTTACTCTGACCACGGCAATATTCCGCTTGCGAGCTGGCAAGTGGGTTATGCGCGTCGCAGCATTGTACGTTTTGAGCAAGGTTTTTCGGTCGGCGCTCTTGAAGAGGCCCGCACAGCTAAAGCGAGCCTTGCGACAGCAGCGGAAAAACGCAGTAGCGCGGCACAGTCGTTAGATGTCTCACGTAATCGGGTAGGATTTTACGGCTACAACGATGGTCAGAATATGACCTACGGTTTTCTAAATGAACCCAACCTGTTGCCCGCATTAACGGCAGCACCCGGCGCAGGTGGTGATACGACATGGCAGAGCAAAACCTTCCTTGAAATTACAGCAGATATTCGCCGGATTTTAGTTGAGCTTCAAGTTGCGAGCATGGACACCATCGACCCTGAAGCAATGCCGATCACTATCGCACTCCCTACAGGCGTTAATCAGTACCTGAGCGTGACCTCAACCTATGGCAATTCGGTGAGGCAATGGGTGAAAGAAAACTATCCCAATCTGCGTTTTGTCACCGCACCGGAGATGAAAGAGGCGGTGGGCGGCGAAAGCGTCACTTATGCCTATCCTGATTCGGTCAACGACGGTTCAAGTGACGACGGCCAAGTGTGGTCGCAAAACGTGCCGAGCAAATTTACCGTGATCGGCGTTGAAAAGCGCAGCAAAGTTTATGTTGAAGATTTCAGTAACGCCACGGCGGGGGTGCTGCTCAAGCGTCCGTATCTTGTTATTCGCCTGATCGGCATTTAACAGTAACTATTGAACATCAAGGGGGCCAATGCCTCCTTTTTTATTTTTAGGAGTTTCTATGCACTATGTTTTTTCCACAATTTCAACAGATGTTAAGTACACATTTTACGGACAGTCAGCAAATGACATGCCAGCGATTGAGCACACGATAACAATCAAAGGCGGCGCAAACGTCGCAACAAAAAACCTCATTACGCCTAGAGGGGTTATGACGGCTGTAGAAGATGCAGACATTGACATGCTCAATACTCACCCGGTTTTTTTACGTCACAAAAAAAATGGTTTTGTGCATGTTGAAGCCAAACCCGCAGCAGCGGATGACGTGGCCAGCGACATGGAACCCCGCGACGAGTCAGCACCGCTGATTGACGATGATTTTACGGGTGATGACAAGCCGCCAACGACATCGAAAGCTAAGAAAAATTAAGGTGACGTGATGACCATAGATATCAGTGTTGTAGAATTCCGTGAACGCTTCCCCGCAATGAGTGATGTGATTGTTTTCCCTGACGGCTTAATTCTTCATCAAAGCGCAATGGCGCAATGCTTCATTAGCGTTGGCCCCACGTTACGCGGCGACTGCTATCAAATGGCTATCTATCTGATGACCGCGCACCTGGTCTGGTCGGATTATCTGATCCGCCAGGGGCAAACCACCGCCGGTATGGTGACCGGTGCGACCGTCAGTAAAGTCTCGGTGAGCATTACGCCGCCGCCGTCAGGCAGTGCGTGGCAGTTCTGGCTGTCAACCAGTCCGTATGGTTTGCAATTGTGGGCGTTCCTCAATATCAAATCAGCGGGCGGGGCATATGTCGGCGGCTTACCTGAGCGCACCGCTTTTCGTAAAGTGGGCGGGGTGTTCTGGTAATGGCCGGGCAGTGGCGCGGTAGCGGCGGCAGCAAAATAGCGCGTATTCGTCGTGAAATTGCCGAACTCAATAGTATGCAAACGCGTGTTGGATGGATGGAATCAGCGCGGTACGCGGACGGGAAGCCGGTTGCCGGGATCGCTGTGGTACAGGAATACGGCACCGAAGATTTAACCATCCCGCCGCGATCATTTATGCGAACCACACAAGATGAGAAAAAAATCGAGTGGGACAGCAATATGAAAAAAGGTTTCACAGCTGTCATTAAAGGGACTCGCACTAGCGCACAGGTAATGGAAGCTCTCGGCTTAATGGCGGCGGGTGACGTTCGCAAAAAAATTACACAGATATTCACCCCGCCACTGGCCATTAGCACGATAAAAGCCCGTGCGCGAAAGGCGGGACCGAGCGCACGCGCGATATCTATCAAGCCGTTAAATGACTCAGGGCTGATGCTAGCGACGCTCACACACGTAGTTACCGGGGGGGGTGAATAATGATACCGGGTATCAATTTGTTAAACGTCGCGCTGGGCGTTATTGGCTCACAGCCGGTAGTCTATTTTCGCGACAGTGGCCAGCGCGAAACCTTGGCGAACGGCAACTTAAAAACGGTGTTCGAAGAAGGTAAATCTATCCTATCCGGCAGCGTGCAGGCAGTGCCGAAAGAGAAGGTGATCCGTCAGGGGCTGGAGGAGTCATTTGATTACGTTGAGTGGTTTGTTTCGCTGTCAGTGATTGGCGATGAGCGGGATTACAGCGGCGACGAAATCAAGTGGAACGGTAAGCGCTGGAAAGTCGGCAGCGTTGAGGACTGGTCAGAGCAAGACGGCTGGTGTGTCGCGACATGTCAGGAGGTGAAAATAAAACGTGTTAGATAATCCGCTCATTATACTCATCCGAACAAGTTTACTTGCGGGGTTAAAAAGTCGGGGTTATGAAGATGTCAACGTGTGGCAAAGCTATCAACCTACACAGCAGGGAACCTCGTCAGACAAAACACTCTATATTCACAAAATAACCAACGGCAATCACGGATTTGCTGGTAATCAAGAAATCTACGACGAACAAAACGAGGTCATCAAAAGAATAACCACTGAGATTTTAACGCCGACGTATCAAGTCAGTTCTACGGTTGTTTACGATGAAAATGAGCCTTTTGCTATGACGGCGGGTGACCTCGTTTATTTAGCTCTCAGTGTTATGCAATCAACAGAGTTTCAAAATTTATTACTCGCACAAGACGTGAATATATTCCGGGCGGGTAGCATAAAAAACATTACAGTGCCGAGCGACAAGGCAGGTCATGAAGACCGGCCAACATTTGATATACAAATCACACATAAAAATATTTATACAACTGAATTGCCGGTTGTTAAGTCCGTTCATCATCGAACAAGCAGGATTTAAAGAGGTTATAGAATGTCTATTGATCTGAGTAAGTATGTCGATATCATTTCTGGCGTGGGCGGGGGGAATTCTGTTCGTGCGCGTGAATTAATTCTACGGATTTTTTCACGTAATAATTTAATTTCGCCCGATTCCATTTTAGAGTTTAACAACGCGAATAATGTATTAAGTTATTTCGGCGTTGAATCAGAAGAGTACAAACGAGCGGTTAAATACTTCAGTTATATTTCGCCGTCGATTGTGCAGCCTTCAAAAATATCATTTGCGCGTGATCAACGTGAAATTAGTGATTCATTATTTTTGGGTAAGTCTGGCGCGTATAAACTAGATAATATTTTGCCGCTGTCAGGAACTATTAGCGGAAATCTCGACGGTGTGAAGTTTACTACGCTAGAAATGACATTTGAAAATGACGAATCACTGAATAGCGTAGCGCGAACCCTTCAAGGTGAAATTAGTGCGGCAGGTATTGAATACGCGCCAGCCATGTCACAGACATCAGCGACTTACAATGCCACGGCTGCACGTTTTGAGTTGACAATAATTGGTGAAAACGCAGATGTTCCAGTCTCAGCAAAATTGACTATCGACCCTGGCGAAATTGCTGACGCGCTCGGCCTCAGCGGCGGCACAGCAATAATGGGCATACCTGTTGCGTTGCAATCTGTAGAGAGCGTTGCAGCGGCTGACGATATCAGCAACAACTACGGCTCATTTTTGTTTATGAGTGACGATAACTTAGAAACAAGCATTGAACTTGCAGAAGCGAACGCGGCGAAAAACGTCATGTTTATGTATCTGCTTGGCTGTACAGCAGCAAGTGCAAGCGCGTATTACGACGCGTTGAAATCAATTGCCAGTGTCGGCTTAACGCTTATTGCCACTGAAAATACTGATTTCGATGATCAGATCCCCGGAACCCTGATGGCGGCGACAAATTATGACGGTCGTAATAGTGTCATTAACTATATGTACCGCCAGATCCCCGGCGTGACACCCAAAGTCACTACAACGTTATTATCCGATACGTACGATAAATTACGCATTAATTACTACGGACGCACACAGACCGCAGGCCAAAAGATTGATTTTTATCAGCGTGGAATACTGATGGGCGGCGCAACAGCCCCGGTTGATATGAATGTTCACGCTAACGAACAATGGCTTAAAGATGTGTGTGCGGCGGCGCTGTTATCGCTTCAGTTGTCGTTGGGTCGTATCCCTGCAAATATTTCCGGGCAAGCGCAAATCCTTACTGCTCTTCAAGAATCAATCAACGCGGCGCTGAATAATGGCGTGATCAGTGTGGGTAAAACCTTCGACATTATTCAAAAGCTGTATATCACTCAACTGGCGGGCGACGATGGCGCATGGCAGCAAGTACAGAATATTGGCTACTGGATTGATGCCGTCATGCGCAGTACGACTACAGAAGATGGCCGGATTGAATGGCAGTGTGTCTACACGCTGATTTATAGCAAAGATGATGCCGTTCGTCGCATCGTCGGCACCCACGCACTGATTTAAGGACAGATAGAATGGATATTTCAGGTTTTGGCACAATTGTTAATATTCGTGCTTCAAAAACGTTCCCCGCAGGTTTTAACGTTACGCAATTTGCAGATGATGCCGACCCGCTCGATTCGCCATCTCAACAACTCGCGGACGTAGGCATGGGGCTAAACGGCGACATGGTGTCTTGGAGCGTGGCTCAAGTGCTGCAAGTCACATTAAACATCACCCCCAACAGCGACGATGATCGTAACTTGGCGATACTGGCTGAGGCGAACAGAATAGCGAAGGGTAAGCGCAGCGTTAATGATGAAATCACCATGTCGATTTCATATCCATCAGGGGAGAGTCGGACGTTATCCGGTGGGGTTATCACGGATGCCATGATCGGTAATAGCGTGAGCAGCGCGGGCCGGTTGAAATCAAAGCCGTATATTTTTAAATTTGAGAATCAGGTGATCGCATAATGTTAGAGCCTATTGAAAAAGAAATCCCCCTGCCTGGTGGTGGCACAAAGACCTTTATTCTGAGTAAGTTCCCTGCAATCGCTGGCCGTGAAATCGTCACACAATACCCGACTACTGGCGCGCCTAAAATCGGCGACTACAAGACTAACGAAGCGTTGATGTTAAAGCTGATGGCTTACGTTGCTGTGCCGATCGAGGGGGGCGGTCAGATACCGCTTACGACCAGCGCATTGGTGAATAATCATGTCCCGGATTTTGAAACATTGATGAAATTGGAATGGGCGATGATGGAATATAACTGTAGTTTTTTCAGAAACGGCGTGGCCTTGGGTTTCTTAACCGGTTTAACAACGAAAGTCCAAGCGTTGATTACGAAAACGTTGACGGGTTTATCGCAACCATTGTCGGAGCCGACCGCGCCACCCTCCGAGAACTCAGAGACGTCTACACACTAGAAGAGGCTTTTGATCTCTTCGAAATCATCGCAGTACAGCGCATGAATGAATCCCTCGCTATGGAATACTCGCAAAGGAAAAAATAATGAACTTGCTCGAGGCGTTTTACTACACGTTTGCAGCCGACGCCTCCGGGCTTGATCGTGGGCTGACTGATGCAGAAAAAAAGGCCGAGAAATTAAAAAACTCGGTATCAAGTGCCGATGCCGCGTCTGAAAAATTGGGCGCGTCATTTTTAAGCCTGGCGAAAGCCGGCGTCGCATTGCTGGGCGTCACATTAACACTCTCCGGCATTAAAGCGCTGGCGCTAGGGACAGCAGAAACAACAAGCGAACTAGGCAAGCAGGCACGGCAAATGAACGTCAACGTATCGACGTTGGACGCGTGGCGCAAGACAATCACAGAAAGCGGCGGCGATGCTGAGGCTTTCACGCGAACGCTCGGCAATATGGCCCAGCGGTTCCGTGATCCAGAAGCCGCATTATTGCGCTACAGCAAGGCGCTGGGGGGCATGAGCGCATTTCGGGCGCAGCGGCTGGGGAAAATGATTGGCCTGGACGAAGGAACAATAGAATTACTGCGTAAAGGTAAAGTGAGTGTAGAGGAATTACTTAAAAAACAAAAAGAGCAGGGGGTAATAACAAAAGAGCAGGTCGCGATGACGGATAAATTCAATCAAGATTTGCGAAAACTTAAAATGAGTTTTACCGATTTAGCAACAAATATCGGGATGGGATTAATTCCAACATTTCAATATTTGCTCGATAAATGGAGTGCGTTATCAAAATGGATATCAGAAAACAAAGGGCCACTGGGTGATGTTTTCGCGGTTGCAGCCGGTATTGTGACCGCATTGTATTTGCCAGCGATGTTAAAAGCCGCAGTCGCAACGATAGCTGCAACGTGGCCTATCTTGTTAATTGCAGCCGGGATCGCGGCACTTTCTCTTGTTGTTGCTGATGTTATCGGATATTTCAGGGGGTTTGATAGTGTAACAGGTGATCTAGCGAAGAGATTTCCTAAACTGGCGGTAGCTCTTGAGTTAGTAAGACAGGGGGCGGTGATATTGAAGGAGACACTGGTAAGGATGTTCACCGAGCCGATGATGTTTCTTGAAGATGCGAAAAATGGAGTGAAAGAATTACTGGATTCCATTTTTTGGGACGGTGCGGGTGACACTATCTTTAGCTTTCTGAGTAACGCAGGCTGGGTGTTATCGGCTCTGTGGAAGGGCCTTTTGACACTCATTGATAATGTTATTACACGTGCACTCGGGGGGTTTGAGTCTATCGGTAATGCATGGAAGACTGTGAAGGGCTGGTTTGGCGCAGGTGAAGAAGAGGTCAATAACGCTAAAAATATAGCAACGGCTGGGCAGTCGCGGCAAGGGTGGGAAGAGCCTGTAGACTTAACTTACGGCGGCAAGGAGCAACTGGCGCAGGCATCAGCAAGCAGCGTAACGACAATGACGAGCAGCAGCATTACTAACAGCAAAGCAGCGAATAAAAATATTAATAATCGCGTCGATAAAATAGAAGTGATCACGCAGGCGACGGACGCGGAAGGGATCGCGCGGGACATCGGCAGTGAATATGGTAATGCAATGAGTCAGTACGCTGACGGGTTGGAAATATAATGAATGAAACAGAAATTTACGGTATCTATGACAGTGACTTTAACCTGATGTTTGAAAACGCCATTAATATGAAAGCCAGTGTTTTTGAAGGCTCTAAGCTAATGGAACACCCCATCGAAGACGGCTCGACTAAAACTGACCACAAAATAATTCTGCCTGTCGAAATAGAAATTATATTATGGATATCGGAAGCGCATTATAAAGACACGTACTCTGTAATTAAACAGGCTTTGTATAGTGACTCCAGCTTTCAAGTTAATACTCGCGTTGGAATTTATTCCAATATGATTTTATCTGAGATGCCGCATGAAGAATCACCCGATCAATCCGGTGCTATTATCATTACGTTGAGTTTGAAAGAGGCTGTTATTGTCACTACGCAATATCAAGCGTTAACGCCAAGAAAAGTAAAAGACTCAAAGGATTCAAGCACCGTAAATCGCGGGGAACAAAAGCCGCAGAAATCAGATAGAACCCTTTTGGATGTAGCGGCGCATGCTGTCGGAGGTTATTTTGGAAAATAGCATGATTCAGTTAATTGGTTTGGAATCAGTAGCGAACCAATCATTAACGATCCGACTTGAAAACTCACGTTATGAAATAGTATTGAATACGTTGAATGATGATTTGCTAAGTATATCTATTTTCCGCAATGGCCTAAGTTTGGTTAAAGGCATAAGAGCCATGCCTTATACCTTATTTTTACCTAAACATTTACAGCTCAATTATGGCAATTTTTATTTTGATACACCGGATGATGAATATCCTCATTACGAAAGATTTATAGATAACCATCGTTTTTATTATATTCCGGCTACTGAGGTGTAAATCATGGAGCTAGACCCGCGCATAATCTCGTTATCAATAGAGATAGATGGCAAGTTACACGTTTACACTGATCTCTATATATCAGCATCCGGGCAAAAAACAGCGGGTTCGTTGCAAAATGAATGCACGATAAAAATTGCCAACCTTAAACAGTCTGACCGCAATTTTCTGATCACAGAAACATCACCCTTAAACCGCCCGCGCAGGCGTAAGAAAATCATTCTGTTCGCCGGACGTAAAAGCTACGGCACGTTTAAAGTTTTTGAAGGGGATATTATCGGATGCACCCCCAGCCAGCCGCCCGACATCATGCTCACCCTCAAGGCGCGTACCGGGGCTTTCTTTATGACCGACATGCTCAGTTCAAGTTATGCCGCCACGGTGCCACTCAGCAAGATAGCCGCTGATACCGCACAAAGCATGGATTTAACCCTTGATTTTCAGGCATCGGATAAGAATATCAGCAATTACAATTTCACCGGGGCCAGGCTGAAACAGGTTGATAAGCTGGGTAGCGCAGGCAGCTATAACGCTTACATCGATGATGACCGATTGATTATAAAAAACAGAGATGTTCCGCTACTCAATGAGACAGTCACGCTCAATAAAAATACTGGAATGATTGGCGTTCCCGAGGTCACAGAAGAAGGCGTTAAAGTGAAATACCTGCTTGATCCGTCGAGCCGTCCGGGGGCCAGTTTGACTATCGACAGTGATTTAAACCCTGCCGCTAATGGCACCTTTGTTATTTACAAACTCAGTTATGACATCAGTAACCGAGACACACCTTTTTATCACACGGCGGAATGTCGGAGATTGGGGCTATGGCAGACACTACTTTAACCGATGTTGACCCGGCGTTAACCGGCTCGCTATCTGGCACGTTGGAATACGTTTTCAAGAAAATGTTGCAGGGCATTGATGGACAACTCCCCGCGCAGGTGATCAGCTACGACCGCGCAACCAATCGCGCCACTGTTCAGCCGCTTATCAGTCGTGTGACGACAGCGGGTGAGGCGGTAGAGCGCGGAACGGTTGCCAGTATGCCTGTACTTGCTCTGGGGGGCGGTGAGTTCAATATCTCATTTCCACTAAAAGCGGGGGATCGGGGCTGGATAGAAGCCAGCGATAGAGATATTTCTCTTTACCTGCAAACCACCCAGCAATCAAAACCCAACACCTTACGCATGCATGAGTTCTCTGACGGGCGCTTTATTCCGGATGTCTTTGCCGATTATGAATTGCCCGCTGGTCACGACGATTCGCTAGTTATTCAGCATAAATCCGGTCAGACGTGGATCGGCGTAAAAGAAAATGAAATCAGTTTAAAGGTCGGTAGCACTGAATTTACATTAACAGAAGGCAGCATAACCCTGACAGCGGGGGGCAACGCGTTTGTTGTCAGTGCCGAGGGCGCTAAACACAATGGCGTTAACGTTGGCGGTAATCATAAGCACAGTGGCGTACAAGGCGGCAATGATAATACGGGAGGCCCACAATGAATATATTAAGCCTGGCATTAAACGATAAACATCGATTGTATTTAGATGCCGCGGGAAATTTAGCGGTTGTTACTAATCTGTCCGCCTGTTTGCAGAACTGCAAAACAGCGATGCTGGCCCAACGAAATGAAATGATATACGCGATGGATGAGGGTATCCCCTATCGCGAAACGTTGTGGGACCAATACCGGCCTGCACAATTTGAAGCCGCCGCGCGTACTGCAATCAAGGCTATTACCGGCGTGAAGCAAATCACGTCTTTTTCAATATCCCGCACAGGCAATGATTTTTACTATAGCGCGACAATAAAAACCGAGTGGGGAACAGGGGCCATAAACAATGAGCGAGCTTTATAATTACATTGAAGACACTGGCATTGTCATACCCGATACCGCAGATATAAAAACAGCAGTAGAAGCAGAATTTAAAGCGGCACTAGGCCAACAGATGTCAACTAACCCCGACTCTCCACAGGGCCGCCTGATCAGCGCCGAGGTCAGCGCCCGTCGAGCGGTTGTCATCAATAATGCAACGTTAGCGAATCAAATAAACCCTAATTTTGCCACCGGTATATTTTTAGATGGCGTCTGTGCGCTATTGGGGATCACGCGTAACAGCTCTGAAAAATCGGTCATACCGAGTGTCACATTGCGCGGTATTCCATTAACCGAGATTCGTGCGGGGTCAAGGGCCAGATCCAGCACTGGTGATATTTTTGTCAGTGCTAACACCGTGCTTTTAAATAGTGCCGGTATTGCGACCGTCGATTTTATCGCAGACGTTGCAGGGGGGGTGAGTTGTGCATCAGGGGCTTTAATCACTGTTATTGATGCTGTGCTCGGATGGGAAACTGTCTTCAATGATTATGCCGCTGTCGTCGGTAGCGGAGAGCAAAGCGATGTAGCGTTACGCTCAGAACGTAAACTGAGGCTGGCTAACCAGGGCATATCGACCGTAGAGGCACAAATCAGTGGTTTATATGGCCTCGCCGGTGTTCATTCATTATCGTTTCTTGAAAATATCAGTCATAACTTTGAAACCATTGATGGTATTTATATGAAACCACACAGCGTGTGGGCCTGTGTGCATGGCGGCGTTGATCAAGATATCGCGCGTAGCCTGTTGCAGAATAAAACCGATGGGGCTGCGTGGAACGGCGCAATATCGGTAACAGTGATAGAACCCAACGCCGATATCCCGTACATAGTCCTGTTTGACCGCCCGGCAGAAATCCCCATCACGGTAAAAGTGATTATGCGCAGCGCGCAGGGAACGATGGATCCAAATGTCGTTATTCCCAACGCGTTAATTGCATACGCAATGGGTAATCTGGATGGCGAACGGGGCTTTGTTACTGGCGTTGATGTCAGCCCGTTCGAACTGGCGGGCGCTATCAGCCTGGTTCACCCCGGCTTTTTTGTGCAGCAAGTTTTGATTTCACGCAGCGGCGAAGCACTGGCCAGCAACGAAATTACAATAATGAAAAATGAAGTCGCTACATTGTCAGAAGAGAACATATCAGTTGTGATTAACGTATAACGAGTTAAAAGCAATATCATTGAATATAGAAAGCTGCTTCGGCAGTTTTTTTATGGGCGCAATATATGTCAACGCAAATACCTGAAATAAATAGCAGCATGGATTTATTACGTAACATCATTTGGCAATATGACGGTAGCGAAGAAATACAAACGTTAATGCAGAAAAAGGAAGAATGGTACAACAAAGCGCATACCGAATTTTGGAATAACTGGTTCACTGATGTTTTTGATTTACGTACAGCGAATGATTTTGGCTTAAGTGTATGGGCTTTAATTCTTGGCGTTAATTTATTTATTCCTGAATGCCCCAACGTGGTTTTAACCACTGAACAAAAACGCCTGGTATGCAGACTGCGTTATTATCAATTAATTACGCGTTGCACCATTCCCGAAGTTAACGGGATCATGATGGATATGTTCGCGACTGAGAACGGCAAGGCTTACGCGCTCGATCCTAATGACATGTCGTCAATCATGTATGTATTCACTGAACAGCCAGCCAGCGCTGTAGCGTTGATACTGACCAAATATGACTTATTACCGCGTCCCGCAACCGTTGGCCTAAAGTTTCGTGTTATTCGCTATATTCCCTTTGGTTTCGGTCAATACTATCAAAACTTTGAACATGCCGGGTTTTGGGATGGCGGCGAACTGATTAATTACGGATGGCGCATTAACTTATTTTTTGACAATGATAGCGGCGTACTGCACGGGCAAATAGCATCATCTGACAGTACGATAGATTTATCGGGTATTGACGTCACGCTGTACTACACAAAATCAACGGGTGAGACATTTACACGTGAAGTCACGACGACTGCTGACGGGCTATTTACGGACCTTGTGAGCCGCTCCGGGTCTTACTCAATCATTGCAAAGACACAGATATTTACGCCAACTTGCACAGTAGATAATGTTGAATCAAGAAGCTACACGTTCACGTACTTAATTAGCGGTGCTGATGTGATGCTTAAGATTTACAACCCTGAAGCGCCGTTATTTAAATTAAACGACATTGGGGAAGTAATCACGATTGATTACGGCGATGGCGTAGACAGTGATGATTATCGTGTTGATAGCCAGGGATTGATTTATGCAACTCGCGCGTTGACTGCTGGGGTTACGTATAGAATAACAATAAAGCGTAGTAATAGCTGTGTGTTTTATCATTCATCATTGGCGTTTGAAAATAAAGTAATAGAAGTCATTAGCGCGTCAGGCAGCAGGCAGAGTATGGCTAACTCATTTACAGCTTGCACTGAGTTACAAGTAATACAGGCTGGGGCATTCGATTATTTGCCAAATGTCACTACGTTTAGTTTTGCGTTTAATGACTGCTTATCGCTGCAATTGATACCTGATAATTTATTTAAATATTGTACGCGCGTTGTTAACTTTAGTTATGTATTCTTATCTTGCGGGAGTTTGCAATATATACCTAATGGATTATTTGACTACAATCCATTAGTGACAACATTTCAGTTTGCATTTAGATTCTGTACGTCTCTTAAAGAAATCCCGGCGGGTTTGTTTGATAACAATACGTTCGTTACATCATTTAAAATCGCGTTCGGAAATTGCTCAAAAATATTAAGTGCGCCAACTGGGTTATTCGATAACGCACCGAATGCGACAATTTTTGAAAACGTATTTGTGGATTGTTTGCTTATGACTTCTGACATTAATGATATTTTCCCGCTTGCTAAATATAACGCAATTAAAGATTTGTGGTGGGCGTTTAACAATTGCCGGTTATTACGCGGCAGTGCGCTTACGTTTATAGATAAAGTGCCGAATGTAACAATCAAGACAAAGACATTTACGAATGCGTCTAGTTTGTCAGATTACAATCAAATACCCGCAGCTTGGAGGTAATAAATGGTATCGCTGGCAGTGATAAAAGAAAGGATAGATTACCAACAGACTGATGAGAATTTTATAAATTATCTCAAAATATTAAATATGAATGGTGTGATTGTTTTTAGCGAAAGTGACATATCAAAAAAGAGGGGGAAACTTTTCGCATCAAAGTATTTATATAATCAAATAATTTCAGTGTACGGCAATGCAACTCTGAAAAAGGAAATAAAAATTGGATAACAGATTTTTTAAAGTGCCGTTCGCGTCAAACGGTGACACGCAAACAATTCCAGATGAAACAGATAACGAGGGGTTTGTTAGTTTTAATGAGGGCTGGGGCGGGGACTACGAGCGCGACTTGAGGACAGACACCCGCGCCAAGCCGGTTGGTCGCAAAGAAATGAATTACGTATTAAATGCGATAACACGAAATATTCGGCAGTATCAAACTACGGGCTTTCCTGAGTTTATTACAGCGGCAGATAATAACGGGGCGGCGTTCGCGTACGGTACCGGCGTTGTTGTCATGTACAACAATACTCTCTATCTGTCACTTGTATCGAACAATGTAAGCGTGCCCGGATCTGATGAAAGTACATGGCAGGTATATATTCAGCGCGAAGCAACGGAAGGGGAAACCCTCGCGGGGGTGAGTGCGATTAGTGCGATCACGCCGCGACGATTAAAATTAAAAACGGATATCATTGAAAATAGTATTACTGATATTAGCAGTTCATTAAGCCGTGTCGGTAATCTGCAAGTTGCACAAGTCTATTTAGAGTCGTCTGGAGTTGTCACTTTAACTGTTCCGACTGACTGTGTGCAAATATTGCTCATTGGTCGCTACGTTACTGACGGCGTAGAAAGCCGGGATCGCTGGGATAGTACTATCTATGCGAATGGAGAGCTTGTTGATACGACGTCATTCTACGGGTTTGTGACTGGCGGCAGTGGCCACGGACACCACCGGCGGGAATTTCTACCTTTTAGTAAATTAATTGATATGCAAGTACTGGCAGGAGACCCAATTAATTTTCAATACACAAGCAATCGCAACAGTAATACAACATTCACAGTTTTCTACATTCAGGGCGTGAGTACTGAAGAGCCTGATCAGCCATCAACTATCATCATTTCACCTTTAAATAGCGTAATAAATGCGGGGACTAGCCAACAACTGATCGCAATGGTCCTGCCATCAAGTGCCGCCGCTGAATACCCTGTTGCGTGGCAAGTATCCGACCCGGCGCTGGGAACTATTGACAGCAACGGCAGGTATTCCGCAAATGTTGGAGCCAGCGGCACACAAAGCGTTATAGCTAGCGTTTCCACGGGACTGGCGTCCACAGCAATAATAACGCAACACATTTTTCTTACTGGGATCGAGTTCGGTGATGTTCCAGCAAATTTAGTCGCTGGGAATACTTACACAGTACCGATTACTTATACCCCCGCGAATTACACAGAGGCGATACTCACATCATCATCAGACTCAACGAGTGCGACATTATCAGCACTCGGAACGCTATCAATCAGTAACGCAGGTTCGACAACGTTATCGTTGGCTGGCGCAAATTCTGGTATCACAAAGTCAATAACGATTGTTGCTGTAGATAAAGAAACGCCGGATGTGTTTCTTAAAATTGAAAATAACTTATCTGATGTGTCGAGCATATCCGAGGCCCGAGAAAATCTTGGCCTGGGCGAGCTGGCAACTAAGGATTCGCTAACCGCTGGCGATGTAGGAGCTGTTCATATTGCTGATGTAGCGATAGTTGCAGAGTTGGATTTAAACAGCATGACGGGGCCGGGGGAGTACTTTCAAAACATATCGAGCAACGCTCTACTGAGTTTAAATTATCCGATCAACGTTGCAGGGGCGTTAAAAGTCTATGGAACGGGGGTAGACGCTATTGGGTGCCGACAAGTGTACATGCCCTATAACTCAACTTCTGAGTACAGGCGCTACGCGTACGGGGATCCGCTAGTGTTCTCTGCATGGATTGAGAAATAAAAAACCGGGCTTAACTGCCCGGCCTATTCATTCATATTGGGTTTGATGTTTTGGTGATAACGCGGGAATACGGGGGGGGATCGCGGTGATTTTTGAGGTCAAAACGGACAGGTAAGTTATTGATGTATAATGACTGAAATGTTGTGTTTTGTCGTATAAAGTCGCATGTTTATTGAACGCTTATTTCAATATCTAATTGATATATAGAATAATTATTTATTTTTCACGTCCTTTAGCAAGAATAAGGCGTACGGTCATAATTAGGTTGCTGCCATCTAGGTAAAAAAGAGCGATATTGTCTGAGTATGTGCTAGAAAATGCAAACTATCACGCACAGATGAGGGAATGATT